ATTTCCAGAATATGCAGCAGAACGATTACAATATGAAATAAAACTAAAGGAAATTTCAGGCAGTGAACTAAAACAAAAACAACAAGCCGAAGAAATGGCAAAACGGGACAATATCGCTAATGCTCGTGCTAATGTATTTTTGAAACAAAAAGAGGAAATATTGCTCAATTTAAGTCGTGCAATACAACCATTGTATAGAGATTTGATGGATCTATCCGAAGGGATATTAGATGTAATAATTAAAATAACAGACTGGATGGCTGAAACGTCAAAATCATATCCAATTTTGTCTGAAATAGGCGTAGTTGTAGGAATTGTGGCTGTTGGGGTAGTTGGTCTCGCGGCCGCAATAGGAACATTAATATTAACAATGTTTGGCTTAACTGCTTTAGGTATTGAAATATCAGCATTTTTAACTGAAGTAAGTATTGGACTAGCCTCTTTTGGCTTTGCAAGTTTAGCTATAGTTCCTGTGATATTGTCTATAGCAGCGGCAATCGCGGCAATTGGATATGCAGCTCCCGGTATTGGTAAAATTTTTGAGGGATTGGGGTCTTTGATTCGATCAATTCTAGAACCGATTGTAAAATTTATTGATGTGATTATAACCGGTTTTAATACTTTTATATCAAATATAGGCACTTCGATGGTGAATGTCGCTGCTGGATTGAAATCTATAACGGACATAGGATTTACCGGATTGGCATCATCGGCGGCTGGAGTGGGACTGATGGCAAATTCAATCGTTAGTTTAGGACTTGCGTTGGCATTGTTTCCTACCGATAAATTAACAGGATTTGCTACAGATTTTGTTGCCATAACAAACATAAACACGTCTTCATTAAACAAATTGACTGAATTATTTGAATCTGCTACCAGTACTGGTGGAAAGTTAATGATTGGAATAGAAGATGAAGCAGTTGCTTCAATTAATAAATTGTCAGACTTAAAAGGCGAACGTGACGAATTAAAACAAACTATTCGGGAAACAAATGATAGATTGGTAAAATCTGTGGAGAATTTAACCTCTATGATGGCTAATGGTGGTATCGCTGTAAATCTAGATGGTCAACGTGTCACCGCCGCTTTATCAAAAACAACTTATAGATCTGGTGGATTTGGTCAATCAACATCTCTAGCTTAATACTATTTATAATAAATGGCAAATAGTCAAACATATGTAGATGGATTTACACCAGATGGTGCACAAATAACCACATTATCTGGTGTGCAAGGAGCTGGCTTACGATTACCTTCGCCCACATCACAATATATTAATATTAGATCGCCCGGTAAGTTAGAAGGGTTATTTAGTATTCCAGGTAATTCTAATGTGTTATATACGACAAATAAACCCCAAGACTTGTACCTTAAAGGGCCGGTAGCAAGTCAGATGTTTGTATATAGAAATATTGAAGAAGGTCAACGTAATAAACTAACAACTGTATTTCAAGCATCCAGACAAGATGGTACCCGAGTAAGAAAATTTTTGGGTAGTTCTGCTGGTACCAAATTTATATTAAAACAACTTGTATTACAAGGATTTCAACCGTTTGATGAAACCAAGGTATACAATCCAGCATCCCCGATTATAGCGGCACTTCGACTTGCGTCATTTGGATTGGTTGATAGACCTACTAGACACTTAGATACAAGCAATATAGTTGGTGGATTGTTAGGTGCTAGTGGATTAGGTAGTATTGCTAGAACGGTCGGTGGCTTATTTGGCGATGGAGGACCATCTGTACCAGCTCCTCCTCGTAGTAGTGTAGCAAGTACGGCTAGTGGTGGATTAGGATTGTCTACATTTACATCTTTATTGGGGGGTGGAGACAGATCAGATCAAGTTGTAACTCAATTGGCTAGACCTGATGTTAGAGATTTATTAAGAGGTCAAACGGCTACTAATGCATATAATGCACCTAGATATAACAAATTAGTATCTGGTGGGGGAGGATCATTCTTCAGTAAATTGTTAGGTGGTGTAGGTAATTTCTTACAAAATAATACGTTGATAGGAGGCATTATACCTCCAAAACAACCTTGGAAATCAAATTATCGCGCCGACGAACAAACTTACGACTTGTACTTGAATGCTGGTGGTCTGTTTCAAGTAGATAGTATAACACCAACCAAGAGCGGCGGTAGCGGAATAATGAGTCAGATTGTATCAGGACTAAAAAATGCTATAGGTCTTGGAACAACTACTAAATTTACAGGTCTTGCTGCAAATCAAAGATTTTATCATGCTTCTATAAACCAACCTTCTTTTCAAAGAAAAGATAATTACATAAATAAAAACGGAGTGGTTAACTATCCAACATCCGTTGGCGTTCTACAGTTTGACGGTGTTGCAACTGGAGCAGATAATATAACCAGTGCTGAAATAAAGGGTTTCACAAAAGAAGGAACTGATCGTTATAATAATCCTGTATTATCGGGAGTTAATGGTAAACCAACGACCCAAATAAAATATACAGACGTTGTAAAAGCTGATAGAACTAACGGTACACTTATTGAACAAAGCGATCAGTTATTGAACTACAAAGTTTTGGCATTGGGAGCAAAGACTTTACCCGATACGTTTGTCAATATTAATAATCAATCGGTTAAAGATATTGCCACTAATTTATCGGACGCAGTAAACCGAATTATTAATAATGGAAATAACTACAAATTTAATTCGGATTCAACTGTTATTAAAAATGTGTTTCCTCAACAATTCGATCAACTTGATGTAAAAAGCAAACAATTTAAGAACGATAAGATAGGATTTAATTATTTAAAAGATGTATCCAAGGACACGATTTATACATCACGTTTCAACGAAAACAGAGGATTACCAACCAGACTTGGTAAAAAAATTGGAGATCGCTTCATACAACCAACAAATAACGTTGATTACGTAAATTCTTTAAATGTACTAAACGAAGATGAATTCAAAACTCAGTATGGTGACGATTCTAAATATGGTTCTTCTGGGCCCGACATTATAAAGTTTTTCTTTTATGATATAGTAAATCAAAAATATATACCATTCAGTGCTACTATAAAGGGTATACAAGACTCAAATACAGCTGAATGGGAACCTGTAGAATATTTGGGTAGACCTGATAAACTTTATTATTACAAAGGATTTACGAGAGACGTTAATTTTAACTTTGTTGTAAACGCACATAGTATAAAAGAATTGTTGCCTATGTGGACTCGTATTAACTATCTGGTTGGCTTAACGAGACCATCCAATTATACACTTGGTAATAGCGGCGGATTCATGGTACCACCGATGGTTCAATTAACACTCGGTGACTTTTATAAAAATCATTTTGTTGTGATAAAAAGTTGCAATGTTACGATTCCAGACGATGCTTCTTGGGAAACAATACCTGAAGGATCGTCATATCCAAATTATAACTGGTCTTGGGGACCAAATAGACCAATACTTTGGGAAGATGGGGCTATTGTTAATCCAAGAGGAGATAAAGCTAACTCACAGGGTAAAGTTGCACAATTTCCTAGAACAGCGGAAATTAATGTACAGATGTCAATTATGGAAAAAGATAGACCAACCGTTGGAAAAGCTTTGTGGGGAGACTCCCCCGTCAGTATCGTCATCAGTAAAGATGCGAACGTCACCGGAGTTTCTGATGGGAAATTCGTCACGTTTGAAGATACATCAAATAAAGAAGTAGATGTCTCCAAAAATAACTTCTCTACAAACATAAGATACGACGAAAACATGAAGACCGCTCGACCCCTTGACGCAAAGGTGAACGCCCCACCGACCTAAAAATGATTCGAAATTTTCAATACAGTTAATATGAGATATCAATTTACACCAACTGAAAAAAGATGGGACGGTAAGAATGTTTATAGAACTACTTTTTATCCAGTTATACCCGAATCTTATGACGACTTATATATCACTGTTAGTGAAAGTGATTATCTAGATAGTTTAGCTAAAAAATACTACGGAGATGAAACACTGTGGTGGATAATTGCTAGAGCTAATAATTTGCCCGGATACAAACTTTCGGTAACTACAAGTAGACAATTGAGAATTCCATCAAATGTTTCTGTTATAATGAATCGATTAAAACAAATAAATTAAGGTTATCATGCAAGAAATATCAGATACAGCTCCTCAATGGTGGGAAATACAAAACATACCCACCGAATGTATACGTGAACTTAGACGTAGAAGTAATAGCACAAATATTGGAATGAACATTCCACAACCATATGTTCCCAACTCCAATTTTAATTTTGATGCAAACTATGACAAATACAAGGGTCCAATGACTCCTTGGGTCAGATTATTTTCCAATAGTACTGGCAAATCAATAAACGGTTTAGTTCCGAGAAGTGTGTATCTTGATAAAAACAAACAACAGACAGATTACGACGGATTTATATTAAAAGGTGGCGACGGATTTTACGATGCATTTGGATATGAACAAAACAAGCCACTTAATAGTAGATATGCTATCATTGGATATGAAGCAAACGGAACTCCACATTATATAGACAATATAAATCGCAGTCAACTTGCATATAACACAGGTATAGATGGTAGATTTCCACAGAATAATCAATCGCCTTCAATTGTACCACCCCCCGGCATTATAAGTTTAAATGTTAAACAGAGTAAAGATTTATTAACATATGCTGACTTTGAATTCAAGTGTTTTGGATTGGCTCAATTGGAATATTTAACGCCTTTCTTTTTAACAGCGGGAATGAATTTGATCGTGGAATTCGGATGGAATTTATTCAACCAAAAATCTATAGTTGATTTAACCAACCTAGATGAATGTTGGAGAGTTACAAACGAACCACAGACTGCATTAGATCGATCCGCATTATCAAACGGTAATTACGGATGTGTAACAGGTATAATTACTAAATACTCATTTAAAACTCAAGATGGATTTGTTTATAACTGTAATGTTGAAATGATTTCAAGACAAGCATTGTATGCTGGATTAAAAACAGACAACAATGCAAAAGCTGTTATCAAAAGCAGAAGTACCACACAAACTAAAGACGAGGAATTTGACAGAGAATTTATTGATTTAAAAACTTTCATTAAGTTGTATCTTCCGGACATAAATGCCGTAATACAACAACAACCAAAAAAGAAAAGTGCTGGGAATCCATACAGCACAGAAGTCACCAATTTAAAAGCAAACTTTTTGAATTATATTTTAGATAAAATTAATCAAACTGATAATAACAAAAAAGAAAAGGACGAAAAAGCACAATCTGAAGCTTCACAGAAAGGCCGGATTCAAAACTTGCCTAACTTACAAACCTTTAATGGAAATTATGATTTGTTTTATAACGGAAAGGCTGAAGATAGAGTGTTTTGTGGACGCAATTTCAAAAAGGCGTATCAAGCCGAAAAAAATCCTTCAAAGGATAGTCTGGCAATATCATATGGTACGGTTGATTATGGAATTGTCAAATATGAACAACTTTCATTTGTGGATAATAATTTAGATTTTGACGCTAAAGATAGTACAGACGACGTGTGGTTACAATTAGATTTTGTTTTTGAAGTGTTTAATTTGTTCATGTCAAATTTAGGCACAAAACAGTTTTATATAGATATACAAGATGTTATAGTTAATGCACATCCAAATCTAATTTCATGTGACCGTGACGTTTTAATTCCAAATCCAGTTGCTCCAAAAATAAACATAGGAGTACAAAAATCAAATAACCCAGGAGTAGGTGGATTTTTAAAAAAAGAACAGTCTCTAGGCACGATACTCGATGCTGATTCCGAAAGTCAAATAGGTGGAAACGCGTTTATTGATCAGATACCTGATATAACAGTAAACCGAAATATTGAAATAGAGAAAAAGATAAAAGAGTCATCTGATGCTTATTATAACTTAAACGAAAATGACAGTTACTACTTAGCATGTGAAGCTGCTAGAAAAACATTTAAAACTAAAGGTAGATGTCGGGACGACTTAGATAAGGTGATCAATTATCTTTATTATCATGTTAATGAAAAAGAAAAGGGATCTGCTTCATTTCCGTTTAAACAAGAATTAAAGAAAGTTAGACAAACTAAAAATGGCAGCACCTCTACAGTGACATATAAGCCATACTATTATGGTTATTTAAAACACATATATATTAGCAAATCTAAAATAATTGATTTATGTAAGTCAGAAACCAAGGGTACAGATGGATATAAAAACTTAATATCTTCAATATTAAATGTAATTAATCAATCAGTAGATAATTTTTGGAAATTTGAAATTGTACAAGGTGCTTCCATAAACGGTAAATCTACAATATCAATTGTAGATAAGAATACTATTAATTTGTCAATGTTACAACAAATTTATGCATTTGAACTTGGTAGTACAAACAACGTTATAAAGAATATAAATTTTGATGTTAGTTTAACAAACGAACAAGCAACTAATGTTTTATTTAGCAATCAAAATAGTTCATTAATATCTATTGGTGAATTGAATGTTACATTAAATAATTTAAATAATATGATGCCGTTGAAGTTTGTGGATAGACTTGACAAGTATCAGTTAGAAAAACTATCTATACAAAAAAGCGGATCTTTAGCAACGTTAACGCCTGGAGCATGTGCTGGAATTGAAAGTGAAAATAATGATATAGTTAATTTACAAGTGTATGGTTCGAAAGAAATGCGTGGTGTATTATGTATGACCTTTAAGAATGTAGTAGATTTTGAGGGTGCGGTTTATATTGATAGAGTAACGACAGTACAAGCCCAACGGGAGGCCGCACAGAGAGCTGCTCTTGCGGGTGCAAGAGCGGGAGGAACGGGTGCTGGTTATGGCACAGACATCGCAAACATTGACCCTTTTGCGGGCAAGGACACCAGAAATAATTATAAGTATTTGTGTTTACCTCCAAGTATGAAATCTCGATTGAGACAAATGTTAGATGATGGAGACTTCAAAAATAATCAGGCGAAATATAGTGGTGTTGCCGATAACTTTCAAGTTTCCATTACATTTGACGGAATATTTTCATTCAGAAATCTTCAATGTTTTGCTATAAAAAACTTACCGAAGCCATATGTTCCTGGTAATATAATATTCCAAGTATTAGAAGTAGAACATAAGATTGAATCTGGCAAATGGGAAACTGTAGTAAACGCTTTAGTAAGAGCTATAGGAACATCAAGGATTGAATATATAAGTATATGATATACGATACTCCTCAAGAAACAAAAAACATAGTAGGATTAAATAATTACAAATACCTACAGCCGTCTACATATATTCCAACAATTACACAGAAAGATTACGACGAAGGTTATATAAATAGATTTTTCGTGGGAAGAATTAACTATTTTGAAGTGATTGAAACGAGTTATAAAGATTTCAATATGACTAATACATCATACTTTACCAAAGTACAAATTAACTGGAAAATAACAGGTGTTGAGTTTAATGTATATAATGGCAAAATGTTAGAAGCTGTAGGCGTAGTTAATTACAACAAGTATCGTATACTAGAGGCACAAAAAGTAATACCTAAGATAGATCTTATATTAAATAACCCAAAACAATTTTGGCGAGGTTACTAGTTGACAAATAAAAGTTTTATTGTATAGTTAAGATGTGAG